ATACAGTTCTATTCGATCAAAAGAAAATAGGAGAATGATTATGAACAGAGAAATAAGAGACCTTCAAGAAAAAATAAAGATTGAGCAGAATAAAATAAATAGCTGCGACCATGATTTTTATGATCCTGTTTACAATCCTGAAACGGTAAAAGAAGGTTACGGTTCTAAAATGATTACACAAGGCAGTGATGTTTGGTATGATTACGAAGGTTATCGTGATGTAAAAAAGGATAGGTGGACTCGCACCTGCAAAAATTGCATGTATGAACAACATACTTATTCCCAAAAGCCGATTGTGTCAGGTAGTGAGCCTGATTTTAAGTAACAATATTATTGCAAAAAACAAATCAAATAGGAGACAATATGGAATTAAAACCATGTCCATTTTGTGGTGGCGAACCAAAGTTTTCAACATCAAGCGGTGATAGACAAGGACCGGGATCATCAACTGTTCATTGCACTGTTTGTAATGCAAAGTCTGGATATCCGACTAAACAGCTAATGAGATGTGCAGCGCATAGCACAGATATTACTAAATGCCAGACTCTTGAAGATGCAATTGAGAAGCATGATTCAGAAGCGGTGGAACTTTGGAATAACAGGACATGTGATATTAATAAAATAACATGCGTAATATGTGGAACTCCTGTACCACAATCAGAAATATCACAATACGCTGCATATGGTGGATTACCAAGTCCATGTTGTAATATATGTTTTGAGTGCAATGATTATTCAATTAAATCAACTTCTGAATTGGCAGGAAAAAGCCTTTTAAAACGTACTGAAAAACTATAAAAATAATCAATGAACATAACTAACTTCATACTTACCGTATTGCTAAGGTTGCCGATATGGGACAGTAATCAAGTACGAGACGGGACTTCCATTCTCAGCCAAAAGCCAGAAGGAAGACTCTCTAAGAATAACCGGAACCGAGCTATTGTGGGTAGCTTATGGACCGCAACCTTTAGAGGTCACAGAGTCGTAGCCTGATAAGGAACGATAAATTAAAGAGAATAAAAAATTCAAGTTTCACACTTAAAATCACTGAGGCTGGCTGATCACTAGCCTCTTAAAAGGAGACAAAATGGAAGTAGCATTAGGCGAATCAGGATTAAATAAAACTTTCCAGAAAGAATTCCCGAAAGAAACAAAATGTGTCCATTGTTCAGGAAATGCGAGAATCGGATTTGTTGCTCATGAAGTTGATGACAAAGGTAAAGATTCAGATGCAGATTTACCGCCAGCATATGTTTGCCAAGTAAATGAGCAAGGCAAGGATGATAAATTGTGGCTTCATGATTTATGCTCAGTTGCTGTTTATTTCTGTGAAAAATGCCTGAATCCAACTGCTTTGTATAATCAAGGATAAATCCTATAATGGACATACTAATCATAGGTAATGATAACCCTGAGATAGTTGATAAGATTTTAGAATTAATCTCAGACACAAATATAACAGTTAAAGTTTCTAAAAGCTTTGAGGAGTTAGACAATAATTTAAGCTTACAGTTAAGTATGTTAGATGTTTCGTTGAGTTCTGAGCTGATAAAGGGGAATGATCCTGTTATCGCAGTTCCACGACATGGGAAAAGTGGAATCAGGGGATTTATTGAAGATAATATTATGCTCCACCCAAAAAAGATTCAAACCCCACCAGTTATGATAATCGATGATTTGTTTAACGATTACGAACCAACAATTGAAAACTTTAGAAGATTAGAACCACCTATCCCAATTCAGCCATATATAGAAGATTATGAATTAGAATTCGGATATGGTCATACAACAGGCAAAAGACTTTACATAAAAAGGCAAGAAGATATCAACAATACAAGATGTCTTTCTGTTCTTGATTGCAACCAAAACAAATCACTTCTAAAACAACATAATATCAACCAAAAACTAGTACTATGCCGTAAGCATGGGATAGATAATAGAATGTAAATAAGAAATGAAAACATACTACCAAACACTAGAAGTAGATGAAGACGCTACTGAAGATGAAATCAAAACAGCTTGGAAAAAACAATCAATGAAATATCACCCAGACAGAGAACAAAATCCAGAGAAAAAAGTGGAGGCCGAAAGCAAACAGCAAGAAATAAATGAAGCCTATGCAGTGCTAAGTGATCCCGAAAAAAGAAAGCAATATGATGAATACGGAACGGTTGAGGGAAATCAAATAACTCCTTCTGGTATCATTAAAAATGCTTTTAAAGTTCTTTTAGGGACAGATTTCTCATTAGATAGAATGTTTATTGCTGTTCATAGAGGTACAATAGCAGTGATCGAGAGCTACGAAGCGTCCCTTGATGAAGCCAATCGCATGATCTCTGAATATGACAAGAAAATAAAACAATTGAATAAAGTTATAAAAGTAAAGGCGCAAGGAAAAGGTCAAAGTATTCTCAGGGAAGCAGTGAATGAAGAAATCGAAGTATATGAATTCGAAAAAAGAAGAATCAATATTAAAAAAATAAAACATACTATCGATATTCACAAGCAAGCATTTGATCAGCTTAAAGAGCATTATCCAAGGGAAAAAGAGGAAGAGAAGGAAGAATCCTTTTCAGATTTCAATCGTTTAATACAAAAAAATATTTATCAACATTTTTCAAGGAGAGAATGGTAATGAACTTCAAAGCACACTTAGCAACGGCTACAGTATTCTCAATCGGAATAGGATACGCTACTATCCATTATAACCTAGTAACAATTAGCAACCTAAAAACGGTAATTCCTGCCGTAGTATTAGGTGGACTATGGCCGGATACAGACACAAAATCAATTCCAACAAAACTATATTGTCTATTCTTATTAATAGCATCTATCTATTGGTATGCTCAAGGAACGACAGGATATACTTTACTTTTTCTAATACCTTTTCTTGCTGCTCAAATAGACAAGCACCGAGGCTGGACACATTCGCTATATTTACCACCAATTCTATTCTTTTCAGCCTTAATTGTTAATTATCTTGATCGTCATTTCATATCTATGGGATACGGTGATTTTGTGGAAACTGAATCATTTATTATTCATTGGGGGGAAACAAAGGATTTTTTACTGAAGTATTCATTACAGATTCAGAGTCTGTCAGTCGGAATACTTTTTCATGATATTGTTGATATTATAAGCACTTTTTTGAAGCGGAAAGGAATTATTAAAAGCAGTTAAATTACTTTATGGGTAGGAGACGAAGTGAAAAAACCAGAAAGAATATACAATTTCGATTCAGGATGGAGTATTGATCTTGATAGAGTGGTTGGAATCGGAAAGCCTGAGTATAAAAGTGAACAAATATGGGCATTCGCCAAAATAAACGTGTGTATGAAAATTTGGCTAAGTTTAGAAACCAATACCATAGAAAATTATGTTCTGTATGAAAAAGAAAATACAAGTATGATAGATCCAAAAAATATAATCGAAGTTAATAATTTTACTGAAGAATTTAGAAAAGAAATATCAAAAATAAGTACCGATTTAAATCAAGCATGGATAGAATGGATAAACTATAAAGAATCACTAAGATAAAACACCACTCAGTTTGCTTTTTAAGTAATGATTAGTCAAACTAAAGTCTGATTAATCAAATTTTTAAGTTAACTTAAATGAACGAGGTTTTATGAAAAAGTTATTGTTATTATTATTAATGGCACTGTTTCCATTAATGTCATTTGCTGAAGGTGGATACAATGTTGAAAATGTTCCCAAATACAATTTCCTTCAAAAGTCGGTTTGCCCAGTGCTAGAACCGGATAAGATTTGCAAGGTGTCACAACAAAAATGTGAATACAAATGTGAAAAGAACGAAAAAGCGGAATATGAGTGGGATAGAGAGCCTTTCTCATTGGTTTTTAAAATGCCGGTATTAGTTAAACCTGATAATGGAGCATGGCAAACTTTAGTTATGATCCATGAAATGCAGTTCAAGCACTCTACTTCAGATTGGTTGGCATTTGCTATTGTCTATGGACAAATGGAGGGTGTAAAAAAGAAAAAATTCAAAGAATCAGATTATGGCTCAACATGGAAATATCAATATTTAGCAGCAAATGCGGAACTTTATTTGACACATAATACGGACTATAACTTCTCAATATTTGGGGGGGCAGGGTCAATGTTTACTGCTGAAGATGAAGATGAAGAAAGTCCATCCCTTGATACACTTATCTCTTATGGGTTCAACTTTTATCTACCTCAAAATCAAGCCGGTGGTATGAATTGGATTGCTTCATTAGAAACTAAAGAGTGCGAATCGAAAGAATCGGGGATTAGGACTATTCTGGGTACTGCTTCAATGACTATGATAACATTAGGCATTGAATACCCGTTCTAATAAACCATAGAAAACAAAAAAACCCCGGCAAGTGGATGGCTCAACCGAGGCTTTAAGGATATGTGAAATGAAACCTATCCTCTGATATCCTGCACAAATCTGTCAACAAAAAACTTTTAGGAGACGAAATGAAATACCAAGAAATACTACCTCAAGTGTTAGCTGGTGAATGGTTTAAATTAGACAATCAAAGATATTGGATGAAAATGCGTCCAGATGGCACATGTGAACTTGATAATGGAGAAACATTTTATCTTCGAAGAGATGACATGTTACTTGATAATTGGGTAGTAAAACCAGAAGAATCACCAAATCATTCAAATTTAGAAGGGTTAGTCGATCCCCAAACAACCCTAATCCAAGCAATAGAACAGAAAAAGATTGTGCCAGGTGATAAGGTAATACTTCTAAATCCACACGAAGAAATGAAATACAATATTGATGGTTATTTCCATGATATGGAAGATGAACCACAAGATTGGAGTGCTGAACATTGGATGAATAAAGACTTTGAGATCATCAAGCCTGAACCGGAAGTTTTAAATGCAAATGAATGGGTAAGGATCAGAATAAAAACAGTGTTCCATGATAACCTAAGTCAAAAAATAGACTGGTCTTATAAATTTGTAAAAACATTCGAAGCAGGAGAAAGAAACGGAATCCTAAAAGAACAACTAAGGATTAAAGAGGCTATTAAATTATTGCAATGGCTAGAAAGAAAGTTAGAGATTCATAAAGAAAGAAATGAATATATTGAAAACGTTCATAAAGCCCTTAAAATTCTATCACCAGAAGAATAATGAAAAAAGAAAAAGTCCCTCGTAAAATGAAAAAGCGTTGGAAAAAGAAGATAATCGGTAATCTCCAAAGAACAAATAATCTACCAGAAAAATACAAACTCTGGTGGAACAAGTATTACAGATGGACACTTCAACCGAAAGGATGAGAAATGAAAGACCGAAACGGAACTACCATAAAAATAGGCGATACGGTAGACTGTAACAGCCTAGAATTTACCATTAAATCTTTCCATGAACTAGGTAACGGAAACGACCTAGCTTGTGGAGAATACGGTGATATAAATGTAAATCTACTTGAGAAGGTAGAGACTAAAGGAGAGAAAGCATGAAAGTAGAAATAGAAGATATAAAAAGAGTAGTTCTTGAGCCAAACGAAGTTCTTGTTATTAAAATGCCTAAAAACCATAATGTATTTTCATCAAACAAAATTGACACGTTTTTAGAAAGCCTTACCAAAACAAATCATTCTCTTAAAGGAAGAGTATTGGTTATACGCGATGGAATGGAACTTTCAGCCGTAACAAAGAAGTAATTAAAACAAGGAGATAAATAACCATGGCATCAACAAGCCTAAACGATAAATTTATTTGGCTTCAACTTGAATTAAAAGAGTTGAAAAACGATAAACATGCTGAAGAACTATCTTTCCATTACCATCAGCTGTCTGAATCGATAGAGCGCAAAATGAGTGATTTAATCGGGCAATGCACAACGGATATTTCTAATTTTAGATCATTAGTTAAGGAATTAAAAGATAAACAAAATCAAAAGGATACATAATGGCATCAACAGAAATACAATCAGAACGAATCATAAAAGCATGTGATGAGTATCTAAAAAAGACAGTAAGCGAAATAAAAGAAGATCAAGAATACTGCCAAGAAAACAAACTTCAGAAACGTGAATTTCTATCTGACTCTGGCAAAAAAGATTTTTCTTATGTTAAGAGGTTGAAAATGTTAGCAGAAGAATCATTGCATGAAAGAGAATGGTTGATGAAGAGAATGTGGCCAGAAGGATATAAAAAAGATGATTATTTCCCTATTATGGTCAATTTAAATTTATACGATCACCAATTAATCGGAGAATATCTACCAAAACACGATAACCCACATAAAATAGAGGCATAATGGCATCAATAGAGATTCAAGCAGATAAGGTGATTACTAGTTGTGAAAAATACCTAAGCGTAATAAGAAAACACGCCTTTTATGGAAATGATGTTAAAGCTAAGAAGAAATACAATATTGAGGTTGAAAATACTTCTACCGTTGAGAAAATCAAAAACCTTGTTGAGTATGCAAATGAAAATTCCGAACAAGAAGGGTTTAGTTCCTATTTATCCCCCACAATAACAATAACCCACAACGACTATGAACTAATAGGAGAGTTTTTATGAAAACAGAAGAGATATTATTCAATCTTGAATCTACGTATGAGAGAATTAAAAAAGTAACCGACAAGATTGATTTTGTTTGCGCTGATTTAAAGCCGGTCATAGATTATTTCTATAAGTATTTAAGTAAAAAGCAAGTAGAAGAGAGAGCTAAAGCTAAAGAATCATCTGAGTGGATTAAGGAATTGGGGAAAAATGCCATAGACAATCTAAAGGATGCAAAAGAAGGTGATCTTTCAAACGGGTTTGACCCATTTATACACCTAAATTATATTGCAGGCGATAGCGATCACATAATTCTCAAAGGATTTTTTACAACCCAACAACTCCAATCCCTACTAAACCACATGAACCAACACAACAAGGAGTGATCAAGTGAAAACAGAATACAAATACATCCAATTAAATTCATATGAAATAGGACCACCATGGAATAGGGTGAAAATTTGGCAAGTATTTAATAATAAGGACGAGTATATCTGCCAAATTGAATGGGATAATATTAGTGAGTACGTGTTATCAGAAGATAAAGAATCAATAAATAAAGGATGTTTAGAAGATATCAATGATTTTATAACTCAGTTAATGGAGGAGAGGAAGGGATGAAACATCGAAATTGGCATCATGATTTAGCTGAAAATTATTACAAAAGAGCTTTAAAAGGTGAAATAAAAAAGCTTATGATATTTCAGCCACCAAGAACATCAAAAACAACTATGATGGTGAATGCAATATTAGACGCTCATAACATAAATGATCAACTTAATATTTCATCATACTATCAAACAAGAGCAGTTGCACTCCAAAAAGCAAGAATTGTAAAAAATGATCTTTCCGAAAAAGGGTTATTAACTCCTGACGATCATAGTTTAACATATTTTGGTAGTGGGAAAAGCACTTACTATTCTATGTCAGTCTGTGGGCCAGCAGTACCGCAAACTGATATATGCTTTATTGATGACACTGTAAAAAATATAGAAGAGTCTAAAAGCGAAGTGATTCAATCAAAGCTATATGACTGGTATGAAGTTCCTATCCAATGTTCATTATCAGAAGATCCTGTAATCGTCATCATATGCTCACGATGGGGCAAGAAAGACCTTCCGGGCAGGATATTGAAGAAAGAAGGTATAATGGAATATAATGGCAATCCTTCAAGACATTGTGCTTTTTGGGAATGCATGGACGACAAGAAAGGAGAATGGACAGTTTTAAATCTTTTCTCAGAAATAGATGAATCAAATATAGCATGGAAGCACCCAGATGACCCAAGAGGAATCGGCGATGCTCTATGGCCTGATAAATTTCCAATGTCACACCTTCAGCAATTCAAACATAATAAAAGTAATTGGTTGTCACTGTGGCAAGGAACACCATCATCAGAATATACATTTTGATTTCTGTTTGAATACGGTTAGTAGCTCATATAAAATCAATTACGTAATCAACTGAATACAACAGGCATATAGAAAAGCCTTAATTAAGATAATAACAATTACGTAATTGATATGGCAGGAAGACCATGCAAGGTGTGCAAACTAAAAAAGACACATCCAGAAGCATACCGATTAATCAGTACCGAAATAAAGAAGGAAAAAGGGAAAGCTAAGATTAAACAACTACTAACAACCCTCAAAGAAAGATTTGGATTAAAAGTCAATGGAGTTAACATATTCCGACACAAAGAACACCTCGCTAAAAACTCAGGAAAAGTCGTAAAACCAAAGAAGAAAAAAGCCACCGAAATGGAAGTTTACGCTGAAAATGGAGAGCTTCTATACACAAACATCCAAGAAATAATCGATGATTTAGACGATAAAGAGAAGCTTTTTTGCGAAGCTTATGTGAATACTCATAATCATAATGGGACAAGTGCATATCTTGAAATATATCAAACACCTACGTATGGTTCAGCTGCAACTAAAGCCAGCCTTCTATTGAAAAAGGTAAATATTCAATTATATATATCACACCTTATGAATGAATTATCCAAAGGGTTACGGGTATCTTCATCATTCGTAATCACAAGTTTAATGACAAATCTATCCAGATGTATGCAAGCAGAACCAGTTATGGGCAGGGATGGAGAGCCTATTGGTATTTATAATTATAATGCCAATGCTGCAAATAAGGCAATTGAACTGATCGGAAAACATATTGGAATGTTTGAAAAAGGAGACAATCAAGGAAATCAAAAACAAATATATGATAATCTTATCCAAAAAATGGCGAATAACGAAGTATCACCTGTTATGGCCTTATTCGAATTAGCAAAAGAAAAGCTTCCTTTCCAAGACATGGCTAAAATTCTTCTCAATAAAGCCGACTTAACCCAAATAACAGAAGGTCCGAAAAGAGAAGGGGACGATTTAAAGAAAGCATCTAACGATGAACTTGAAAACCGGTTGAGAATTATTTCCGATAAAAAGGAAAAGTTAAAATGCAGTTAGCCTCTACTGTAGCAGAAACCTCTGAATTAGCACTGCTTGAGATAGAAGAACAGAGACTAAAGCTTGAGCTTGAAGAAAGAGATATACTAAGAGAGCTTGGCGGTAGAACTACTTTCGGATACACAAAGTATACTTTCAGAGCATATAAGCGGGAAAACTGGCACCATAGATTAATAGCTGACTATCTTCAGATGGCAATTGAAAAGAAGATAACCAGGCTAATGGTGTATGCGCCGCCTAGGCACATGAAAAGTGAAAATCTTGAAAGGGCTTTCTCTTATTCAATGGGAAAGAATCCAGATGATAAGATTATCATTTGCGGCCATACTGCACCAAAAGCAAGAAAGATATCCAATCATATAAAATCCAATGTAACTGATCCAAGGCATCTTGATATATTTCCTGATTTTCCAGGTATTAATGGGGAAAATACGCAACATTTTTGGGAATTAGGGAATGGTTGGCGTGGGTCATTGTTAGCTGCTGGCCGGTCAGGTCCAATCACTGGTGAGGGATTTAATTTAGCTGGCATAGATGATTTAGTAAAGGATAGAGAGCAAGCAGAAAGTCCAACCTTCCATGAAAAAAACTACGATTGGTATTCATCTACTTTTCTTTCCAGGCAGGACGAAGAAGATTCAGTAATTGTTATTGTAAATACAAGATGGAATCCAAAGGATATTTGTGGTCGTATTTTAGCAATTGATGGAATCAAAGAATATAACGGCCAATCACCAACTAAAGAAATTACCGGTGAAGATGGCGAACCTCAAACAATTACTTGCCCAGAATACAATGGTGATCCTAATGGAGAATGGACTATTCTTTGTTTACCCGCGGAGATGGATCATGAATTTTATGAATGGAAACATCCCATCGACCCAAGAGAACCCGGCGAAGCTCTTTGGCCTGAACGATTCAGCACTAAACATTTAAAACAGTTCAAGAAAAATAAACATTCATGGAACTCTGAATGGCAACAACGACCGCGGCCAAAAGGTGGAAATGTTATTGACAGGTCATGGTTTAAGATCTGTCGTGACTTTCCAAGAAATGGAAAATTAGTTCGATTTTGGGACATGGCGTCTACCCCAAAAGAGGAAGCCAAAAAGAACGATCCTGATTTTACAGCAGGAGTTTTGGCAACATATGTTGATGGCAATATTTACATTATCGATATTGTTGCAACCAGGAAATCACCGAAAGCTCGTTGGGCATTAATGAAGCAGACTGCCGAGATGGATTATTTAAAGTATGGCGGCAAGGTACTGCAAGTATGGGAAGAGGAAGGCGGTAGTTCAGGAAAGGATGCATCTGAGGTTTTAAAAGATGATGAAGTATTTGGAGAATATTTAAGGGCACCATTCCCTGTTAAAAAGAATAAACAATTTTATATCGACTATCTAGCTAATAAAGCTGAATCAGGAAATTTATATTGTGTAAATCCATCTGCAGGACTTGGAAAAGATGAAATAAATTGGCTGATCGAGAAATGCGATGGTAACACTTTCTTTGATGAAGCTGAAATTTGGCCAAGTAAATCAGCTCATGATGATAGACTTGATGCAGCTGCAAAAGCGTGTTTCATTCTAATCAAGAGAATTATAAAATCATTCTTTGGCGAAGGTTCCGGAACTGAAGAAGAATATAAACCCCAACCCCACAACCCCGAAACAGAAAAAAATACAACCTTCCAATCCCTCGAAAAAGAAATTCTCACCAAAAGGAAAATAGACATCTCTAAAATCACTGACCTTGACCTTACTTTAACTATTTTAGAAGAAATATCAAGAAAATATGCAGAGAAGGGAGACTCCGTAACCACTCTATTAGTAATGGATGAGATAGAGCGAATAGAAGATAGTAGAAAATAATTTAAAAATAAGTTATTATTTACTTGACCGATTTGGACAGTTCAATTAAAGTCTTAATTAAGAGATCAGAATTAAACTTTAACTAAAACGGAGAATCTAATGTCTAAATTATCAGAAGCTCAAGAAAAAACATACAATGAAATAAAAAACGCCCCTGAAGCTTCATTTGATTGTTTTACATACAAATCAAATAGGACTTATTCTGATGATTTTAATAGCAGAACAAAAGGATTTGTGTACGGTCATTTCCACGAAAGAACATTGAAGTCATTAGAGAAAAAAGGGCTTATAAAAGTTCATATATTTGGCGGTCCTCATGGTAGCGCAGCAAGAGACGAAATAGAAATTATTTAACAACCAGCCTCGAAAGGGGCATTAATATAATACTTATCACTGAGAAAGAAAATGTCAAAAAGAGATATAATCGCAATATCAATAGCAGCAAACGTAATTAGTTTTGGATTAGGAATTATAGTTTGTCTGGAATTTGCCAGTCAATGTATTTAACAGATCAGAATTAAACCATACACACTTAATTGGGGAATTAAGATGAAAGCACAATTGATTAATTTACAAGTTAAATATTTCATGCTCAACGATAATTCTATCAACATAAATGATGCATTAAGTAAAATTTCTACTCATTATGGAAAATATCAAAAGCAACTATCTAAATTAAGAAAACGTGAACTAATTAAAACGTTGAAAATGTTTAGTGATGATTTTTATAGATCTTTAAAATAGCAATCACTCTCACGACCTCCGGTATTAATATATCGTTAGTCGTTAACTCTTAATTAAAGGAAAATAATGAAATTACAATTAGGCAAAACAATTGATGATCAGGAAATAGTAATCATTTTAAAAGATCTACCAAAATATAGCCAAATTAGCGTAAAACCATTAGCAGAATTAGACGTAAAAGACGAAATAGCCATTGATAACGGTTCAATTCAAATGGCACTATGGATTCTCTCAAAGGATGAAGTCGTAATAATCAAAGGAGCGACATTTGACACTGATTATTTGCCAATGATGCAACAAAAAGCCGTTGATAAATATATTGGAAGCCTTGCTAAATCTTTAATGAAAAGCTAACTCTTAATATAGGATAGATGATGGGTAAATGGAAACATACAGTAAATTTTAAATGGTTTTGGGACGTTGACGATTACACTATTGACGAAAAAGCAAAACACGCAGCTAGTGAGCTTGAGAAGCTTCTAAAACATTACGAGGGTGACGACACTCTTGAAGAAATAATCTCTGATTTTAAGGATATCAGTAGCGATGATGTACCGGCAAAAATACACGACTTCGACAGTATAATGTATAATCTTTATGATTGGGCTGATAGTGAAAAGGTTTGGGTTAAGACTCAATTCTAACCATTAGTAGTTAAACATTAACTCTGTATCAAAGGTAAAAATGTCAAGAGACATAGTATTTAAATCAGCTGGACACGTTGTAAATATCACTTCTGAAGGTGATAGATACAGGTTTATAAAATTGGGTCATCAAAAATGGGCGTGTGCCATTCCTGTATATCATATTTTTACATCGTCAGCGACCACACCTGAAAAGTTATTATCAGAATTTAATACTATTATTGCCGATAAATAACAATTAATCTTTATATAGTAGGAGAAGGGATATGTTAGTTTTAAAAATACCAACTGAAGTTCTGGAAAAGCAATCTTTTATTGGAAACGATATTAGCGATTTTAACAATGCTGCGATCAGTGAGAGAAAAAAGTTCTTTGACCACTCGTCCCTAATTATTATTGATGGGTCTGAATATCTTGTTGATAATTCTTGGATTGTAGCGATAAGTAAATAACACTAAACTATTAAAAGGAACGCAATGTACAAATCCTATTCTGACTTAACAGATCAGGAAAAAGAAGTATTAAAAACACATCGTAGGCAACAGGTAATTGAGCTACTCACTGGCAAAAAAATTGATCTTAAATTCTGTACCAGTGACTATCAATACAATGAAGATATCAGAAAAGGAAATCCAGGGCTAGACGATATGACTCTTCAGGAATTCCTTTTAAATAATTGCAAATTAGATTTTGTCACTGGTATCTGTGCCTTGGATACAATAGAGGCGATGATTACGGCGGATATTGATAATGATAATAATTGTAGTGTGGAATTTTCGGACGATTGGAAATAATTAAACTATTAATCTTTAGGACGGGATACGTTATGCCTAAATACGAAGTAAAACTAAAAGACATTGAAATTTACGTTATCAAAGTTAGAGCAGATAACAAAGACAGCGCAATCGATAAAGCATGGGAAATGATTTGCACTGAAAAGGGAAAAGCTGAACACCATTATGACAGTGACGGTGAAAGTGACGCTACAGAAATTGATTAATAATCTTTAATATAGGAGTTGTTGTGACATATTATATTGATATTTATGAATTTGGTACTTTAGAACCTATAGAGACAAAAGGTCCGTACACCGGATACAGGAAAGCATCAAAGATAGACGATGGCTTAAATATAAACCTAAACCATAGCAGGTTTTACACTAAAATTAGAGAATCAAGATAAAAAAGGCAGAAAATGAACACACAAAAAAGAGCAACCAAACTCCTCGCTGAATTAGTAGGGTGTTTAGATACTAATGCTAAGATAGATAAGATTGTAGAGTTCGCAAGGAATGAGCAAGAGATAACAAAACAGGCTTGTAACAAAAATGTTTCAGAGTCGTGCAGAATGATCGACAGTGGTATTTATTATTGCCATACAGTAAGAGAAATCAAGGAAGCGATAGACGGCACTAAAGTAGTTTAACCACTTATTGAGAGAGATGTTATGAAACAATTTACAGAATTTAAAGGGATAGTAAAGGATAATTTCCGTGACTTAATGGTTCAGTATTGGATGGATGATGAAGGATACTCTACCAAACATCAAGCTTTATTGACTTATGGTGGTCATAAATTCGAGTTTCTATGCAATGACCTTGTTGGCGAAGTCAGAACGTTCACGCCTGATATTGGATATAAAGATAAGTCAATCGACGGGACACTATGCTTTGAAAAAGAGGATAATAATTTTGTCATCCCTGTTAATCTTATCAATATACAAAACTAATTAATCAACCATACATAGTATTATATAGGAGATTTATTGTTATGAGTAAAGAATATTTAGATGCGATCCATTCTGAAACAGATAAATTAATGAAAATTTCAAAACAGCTTATAAAACTGTCTAATGCATTTTATACGACAGGGAATTATCCATTAGGTGAACAGCTTGAAATCATGTCTTTGGCTGTGCTGGAATCTCAGTCGAATATTGGTAAAGCAGTAAATAACGAATTGCAAACTCAATATAAAAACTCTCAACAGGCTTCAGTAAACATGTTAAATGCTGCGCTTGCCGGTTCTGGGTCAAAGGAATTAGTTAGTTAACCAACAACCTTTCTACCACAGGAGACGATATGAATAAAGTAAATCTACCAGACGGGAAATCAGGAGATTGGACACTTGAAAAATTCAAAATAACGAAAGATGAATCAGTAATGTCTTTATTCTCATATGGTGGACGTGCGCCATCACCGGGAGATTATACAAGATTAAAGTATAAGAATGAAGTCGTTATGTCTGATACTCCATCTGAACAAAGAGACCATTATCAACCGATTCAATACGCAAATGGACACATTTTAATCAATGGACTTGGAATCGGAATGGTTCTCTTAAATTGCATGAGCAAACCAGAAGTTAATAAAGCTACTGTCATTGAATTATCACAAGATGTTATTGATTTGGTTGGTCCTCACTATCAGAAAATGTTCGGTGATAATCTTGAGATAATCAAAGCAAATGCACTTGAATATAAGCCAGAAAAGGAAATAAAATACGGAATGGTTTGGCATGATATCTGGACTTATATTTGTTCTGATAACCTAAATGATATGAAAAGTCTTCACCGAAAATATGGCAGGAAGGCAGATTGGCAAGGATCATGGTGCAGGAATGAGTGTGAAAGGCAAGCTAAACAAAGCAGGAGAAATTTCTATTAACCTTCACAGGAGACGATAATGCCAACCTACGGACAGATCATAAAAAGGAGATTATACTCAATGCTTCTTATACTTGCTCCAATATTACTGATCACTATTGGAATTTCCATTATACTGGTGCCAGTTCAGATTTTTGGAGGGAAAATATACGTGATAATCCCTTCTATTTTAGTACTTTTCACTTATATAACGTATGTCTTTGGACTGCATAAAGAAATTTAAAAAGGAGACAATTTGAAACCAAAACAAATAATAGCATTCAGAGAGAAACACTTCCCTGTAACCGGTAACGGACACATAAACAAAAGCCGTGAGTTAATGGCTAAAGAGTTTAATACTACTGCTAGAACAATTAGAAACTGGGAGTCTGGAGTTAATGAAGTACCAGGGATATTTGTTAAGGCGGTTGAGTTGTGGTTGAAGGTTGAGGACGCGATCAGGATTGCAAAGTATCCTCCAGTGGATAAGGCGATTCTTGAGATTTTATGTAAACATTGAATCGAATGCCAATGTTAAAGAAAATCAAAAGTAGCTTGTATACTGTAATAATTAAACAAAAGGAATATTATGAACAATGAAATGAAATTTCACGAAGCTATTTTAGATATGACACCGGGGTGTATTTTTAAAACAAAGCGTGAAGAGTTTAAGCTTATACGAGATGGATCATTTGAATGCTATGGCAAAGCATTGGTCTTAACTAAAGGAATGATGCATTTTGAAGGAAGAATTGTCAGACCAGAGCCGGTTGTTTTAAGCGCTGAGGAAATTTTAAATCTTTTTCCAGACTCGGATTCATACAGTTATTTAACAGCAAAAAATATTATAAGTAAATGTCGATCTAATTTCAGACTCGAAAGAGATAAAGAGTATGAAGAACTGAGAGCAGCTGTTAAGAATTGTTTCATCGAAGAAGGTCAAGAAGAAGATTTGGAAGCGATGTATAAATTAAGCCAGGCATATGAAAACCTCAAACCACTAAACAATAAATAACCTATTCAAAGAAAACAGCTTTTGATAGTGTAATAGAAAAGGAGACGATATGAAAAGTAATTATAATTGTAGCAATTGTGGATATGGTCTTCTGTTGAAAGCTCATAGTAAAAAATGCGCTACACCAAAAAATATAAAATGTTGTAGATATCCAGCTTCTGTTTTTAAATATCACGCTCAATGGTGTGGTGAACATAAAACCAAAGGTGAGGTAAAGTTGGCAAAAGAAACAAGCATCTCAAGAGTTAAAATAGCATACAACGGCAAAGAAGAATAAACAAAACCATACTATAAGGTATTTATTATGGATCAATTCTTTATAATGATTTTTATTTTTACGATGGGAATCTGAGTAGGTGGATATTTTGAATCACATCTCCATTTATTTAAAAGAAAAATATGTTTTGAAAGGCCAGAGCCAAAAGATAAACCGCCAACTGAGAGACTAAATGGCCATAACATTTAATTTAAATATCCTATGCCTACTTTTTGGACATAAACTGGAAATGGATGGGTATAATTATGGTATCACTCATTACTGTTCAAGAAAAGGATGTAATTATAAAAAACGAAATCAGGAAACAAAATGAGCAAACTAAAAACAGCAATAGAACAAAAAGACTTTCTAAAAGCTAAACGTATAATCCTTGATAATCCGGAATTACTGGAAGAGAATGTTGATTTGGTTTTGGGGATGGTTGAACAGCTCGATAAAATTAAGACTGAATACCAGATTATGGGTAGAAGTGTCCGATATATCCCCCCAGGAGTTTGTTCTTCAACTACTGAAGATGAAGCGGAAATGAAATCATTAGAAAAGAACTTGGAAGACCAACATGCTGCGATTTATGGTCCACTTGATGGTTTTAAAAGCTATCAAGAAAAGAGATCAACATTTTACAACAAAGAACTAGCTCATGAAGAAGCGTTGAAGATTAATAATCTTCAAAATAAAATGAAAAAGTCATGTTATGCCAATCTTAAAATAGACAATTCAATCCCCAAAGATGAAATGTATCTCATTGGTGAAAAGAATACTGTTAAGGTGAAGAATATTGCACCACCTTTAAGTGAAGATGCGTTAATTGTGGCTGAGTCAGAAAATGGACCTCAGTTCGAATCTAAAACGTATAATTCTTTTGAAGAGCTTCATAAAGCTATAATGGGTGATGATCATCCTAACTCAGATGATATTGAAGAACTTAAAAAATCAATTGTTGGCAAGCCTGAAGATTTAGACGAAGGTTGGATAGGACAGAATATTGGTGAAGTTTTAAAACCACATAAGGCACCTCCAAAACAATCATGGGATACTTTTAAAGGTAATGATTTGGTGGATGAAAATCTTAATCAAAGACTCACCCCTAAATTCAAGATAACCAATCCTTGGGAAGACTCAGAAAAGACCATTGTTAGTTTTGACCCCGATCATAAAATTGTTTTAAGAAAAGAGCATGAAAAGTCATTTATGAAGTTATACGGCAATCTAAGTGCTAAGAATATTTTCATTAAATCATGTGAAGAATGCAAAGATGAAATAACACCACATTATAGCTGCATCTACAAAATGCAAATAAATAGTGTCACTCCTTCTAATGTGAAAGCGGTAAATGGATTATTTGAAGATACGTTTATCGACTTTGATTATTTCAATGTAGACTTTCCAGATATTAGAGAACCAGGAGCATTTATGTCTTTAGTCACTCTAAAACTAAAGCACAAACAATGAACCTCTCAGAACTAAGCAAAAGCCATCGTAAATTAGCAGCTCTTTACATCGAAAGTAAAAAGAAAATGAAATACGGTGGCAACCCTGTACCTAAAAAAGATAAAAATTATATTATCTCAATCGTCAATGATCAGCGTAGATGCTTTTCAGTAATTGAATATAACGATGGTTGGGAAGCCGACAGCAATAACGGGAAAGTTCACGATAGAAGCGTTCCTTGTATTGAAATGATCAGCTACCATAGTGAACAAGAAAACAATATCTCTGAAAGTGAATTCATTTCATTACTAATGGAGATCATAGAAATCTATTCTACTTTTGATCTTAACAATAATGTGATTATCTGTTCTCGAACAAACGGAGCTGGCAGGATCGTCTTTGATGCAATCCGGAATGAAGTAAGAGAAATGATTGATCCTGAAAACGTCCGTTTCTTTCCACTTTCCAGAAGATTAAAAACCGGAGTTGAACAATTCAAAAACCCAGGAAAAGGCTGGGAAATGACAGCTGCAGATGAAAAGAACTGTCTTAATGCTATGAAAACCGCAGAAGGGGAGGGGTTTTTCACACTGGTTACTGATAGGTCAAGATCAATGTTTCAGTTAGCTACCAGCATCGACAGCAAGGAACAGCAGGATATAGAATCTTTTCAATACGTTTGGATGATGCTTTCTTTTATCCGGCTGTATTCGATGAGTTTGTTTCCTGATTAGGAATTTCATTTTTCTCTGAACACTCACGAATTATATTGATCCAGACTGATTTCATATCTTCCAACGTGGCTTCGTCAATTCTCCACATAGAATCTTTAATTCCACGCCTATCACATAAATCATACATTATTGATTTAACGGCTAACTTTTCCCAAGAATCGATATTATCAGTAGTGTATTTTGAAACTGACTTTATTGTTTGTGAAGCAATTTCTTTTGAGTCCATCATTCCTCTATAGGTATTAGTTTATGGGTAGCTTTTAATGTATTGTACTGTTTTCTTGCTCGAGTAAACTTATCATAACTCTTTCACCATACTTGGCACAAGCAAGCATCATGTCATAATTTTCAGTCTTTTCTATCTCTTTGAACAATATTTCTTTAGCTTTTACGCCACCATGCTTTTTAATTAGTTTGTCAATATATTCTCGAAGATACAGTTCATCCATAATAACCTTCCTATGATGTATTTGTTATTAAATTCTAAAAGTAGACCCATGCTTAAATAATCCTGAATGCTCTTCACGTAATGCTAGCTTTTCAATTATCTTTAAGGCATCTGATTTGTACAACTGGCATTTAAAATCAACATGCATATTCTTGACATCTACCAGTTTATATTCATCATGCCATTTACTGATAAAGGTTTCACTGCAAATTTTAATACTGTTCTTCCTTAATCGTTGCTTTTTAAATCTTTTGCAAACTTCATCAATATTAATTCCACACGGTCCAGATTGGTTCCATTTAGTTAACGCTCTTCTCATCACTCCTCCACTGGAATTAGTTCATAAGATTCCATTATTGAATTAACGTAATTTAATAATCTAACAACATCTTTTCTGATTCTTTTTTCAGATAGGAATATACCACATTCAATACTATCTGACACAATATCTTCTAAACAAAGACAAATGTATTTTTGTTTTTCTGTGATTTCCTTTTCAGTGGTTCCTTCTTTGTACTGTATTTCAATGACATATTTTGAATTATTGTTAACACCTTTAATTTCTATCGTGCCATGCATAATATCTCTTTGTTTATATTGTTTTTACTAAAACACCTTGGCATTCTTCGCAATATTCACAATGTTCTTCGCCGCATGGCAATGAATCAGCTTCAAAGTAATGTTCCTTTCCACATTCATTACAGATGTAAAGTATTAAGATTTCGTCGGGCATATTGTTTTACCTGCTGTAATATCGTTCTTTAATACAAATATGTTTTGATTCTTTGTGACTTGGCCTATCTTCCATTGATCCATCTTTTGCATGGCCGATATCAGAAATAGGGCAAGTATCACAATAATCAACACCACATTTCATTCCGGTACGAGATTCATTAAGTCTAACAATTATTTCTCTTGCAACTTCTAAAGCCTCGTTTCTTTCCTGCAATCTTTTTACAGGTGTCAAAGCGTCATATTCAGCTTGTGTTAAAATGTATTGCATAATATTACCTTATTATATGGTTATTGGTTGTTTACATTTGCTTCTAAAATAACATTTATGAGTTTTACACCAACCATTTCTATCTAATTTGCAATCGCCATCTATTCTTAAAATTTCATCTTCTTGCAGTGTTAGGGAAATTGGTTCCTGATCTTCGTCACTATCAATTCCCCAATCAGAAATCCCGTTATTTATTTCAAAATCAGCGTATTCACTCATACTATACCTTTATTATTAAGTGGTTAGTGATCAATAGATGTTCTGATAATATAAAGCGGCACAATACCAAATAGAAACCATCCTGTATAAACATACCTCTCTTTTCCACCAAAATGTTTTTTACGCCACGTCTTTTTAATAATCATAAGTCCTCTAAAATTAATATTCTCTGTCAGGTTCAATATAAAAGAATTGATTTCTGTGATAGCAGTTAGGAAATGTTTCCGCTTTCTGTTTAAAAGGTGGCATTTGGTGAGCGTTGACTTCTTTTCTCAATATAAGCTTTGCATTTTTTAACGAAAAACAATCTTTTTGAGGCGTGTTATAGAAGTCATCATGGCATCCTGAACAGTTATCTTTTTTCATCCAGTCTCCTTCTCTTAATTAATAATTAATAGTGGTTATTCATAAGTAAACAGTTCAAATACAGCTTCCCATAGCCAATCAGGGGCATCGTTTAAAAGGCCATTTCTAATTAAGTCTGACATCATATTTCTCTCAACGAATCTTTTTAAGTTTGAGTATTTCATTTATCTTTCCATTCTTTAGGGATTAAACTGTCTCTGATCTTATCATACATCTTCCCTGATAAATCGTAGATTAGATTACCAATTCTAATAATAAGATCACTCAATAAGAAATCTATCACTGAGAAAGGCCAGTAAGTAATCCAATAGACCAACTTCTCTTTTGAATTCTTAACGGTTGGTAATTCGGCTTTAAGGTAATAAGATAAACTGATTGGTACACCTAACTTGCCCTTTTTATCACTCCTATTATAATAACCGGTTTCTCTCTTAATTTCATCCTTTAGATATAATACCCACTTAAAAATAGACCACAATAATCCAACCGGAAAATATAAAACAGCTATTGCAATAGCTAATGATAGATTCTCAGATATCATCCTGTATGAATATGTTAACAATTCCGAACACAAACCCATTAATAAAATAAAAGCAACAACGGTAACAATCGATACTCCCAAATGTTCACTATGAGCTTCAAAGCATAACGCAATAAAAAACAATGAACAGAAAATCATAAAAGGGATGCTTCCCAAAATAAAAAGATCAAATAACATAATGTCTCCTTTAATTAATATTAATTAACACTTGATTTAAATATCATAGGTGTATAATATACACGTAAACAATAAAACACAAGGAAATAATGAAAAGAGTAAATTTAAGTCTAACTAATAAGTATTATAACCTTTTAAAAAAAGAGGCAGAAAAAAGAGGAGAATCACTATCATCAATTAATCGTGAAGCGGTGGAAGCTTATTTCAATAGTAATATAACAAATGATGATATCATGAAATTACTAAAAGAAATAAAATTACCTTCTTCTGAAGAAATGGCTGATAATATGATGAAAATAGTTAAACATTATTATGAAAACCCGATCAAATCAGTTGATGATGCTATTTTTAAAACCAAAAAACAACTAACCAAGGAACCAAGATGAGCGATATAAAATTAACTGATGACTTAATAAAAATAATAACAGAAAAAATAAACAAAACAGGAGAAACGATAACATCTGATGATATTTTAGATTTATGTAATCGCAGTTATCAATCTGGATATAATCATGGTAATTCAGACACGTTCGAGAACACAAAAGATGCAGTCAGATCATTGGACTTTCCCAAAATCGAAAAGGATTTAATTTTAAACAAAATAATTTCAGCTCAGGTTTTAACCCAAGATAGACTTCTTGATTCAATAACTAAAGAACTTGATCCAGACCTAAAAGCAATGGCAATAGAATCAAAAAGAAGAATGGAATCTAGCAGTAAAAGATATTCCATGGAAGAAGTTGATAAGATGTTAGAACAGGGGAATGGGAACAAAATAATCCATGACTGTTATGTAGAGTTAAAAGAGTTTACAGATAAAGTTGTCAAACTATTGGTAGATGTCGCTAATGGTGATACTATAGAAGAGAATGATTTAAATAAATTTATCGGTGAATGGCAGGAATATAAACAGGATGGGCAATGATCAGATTAAACAGCTACACCGTAGACAAATCAAAAGAATTTGAACTTGAATTAACAGATGATAACAATGTCATTGATGTTGATATATTTCTCT